TATCAGTATATTTCGGACAAGTATCCTCAGGAGCATATTGACTTTGACATTTCAAAGATCAAACTGATTACGCTTGATATTGAGACCACTGCTGAGTATGGATTCCCTGATGTGGAGACCTGTCAGGAAGAATTGCTGACAATTACAATCCAAGATTACACAACAAAGAAGATTACCACGTGGGGTGTCAAACCTTTTGTGGTCAAACAGCAGAATGTGACCTACATTCGATGCTTGGATGAACTTGATTTGCTCAATAAGTTCATCACATATTGGGAAAACGAACCACCTGAGGTTCTTACGGGTTGGAATATCCAACTGTTTGACATCCCATACATCGCTGGACGCCTTCGTAAGGTGCTTGGAGAGAAGCGCATGAAGCGATTGTCTCCTTGGGGTCTTGTGACTGAGAAGGAGGTGTTTATCAAGGGTAGACAGCACAAATCTATCGACATTGGTGGTGTCACACAACTTGATTATCT